ATCGTCATAAGCCTTTTGTACGTTATCGGCTATTTGTACTTCCCTAAGCATCAAATACAGGCGGGAAAAGCCGTTATAGAATTGCTGGCAAAGCCCTTGCCCTCTGTTATAGCTGTCAATTATAGAGTTGTAGAGTTCTACGTATACCCCATAAGAGAGATAATCAAAATCGCTATTAAGGCTACTCTCCATCTTCTCAAAATCAGCTTGAGAGAAAAGCGGGGTCTTTTCCCCTTGCCCCGGAGCCGACCGTCTCGAGTTCTTTCCACTGCGCTCCCCCTGTCAGAGGTAAGACAGCATCATCGTCATGCTGAAAAAACGTCTTAAAACGATTTTCCAGCAGATCTTTCAGATCACTCTGAGCTTTGTCAGTCTGAGGATAGTTGGTACCTAGATCCAAGAATCCTCGCTTAGAACTGTTCCGACGGTAGCGCTTCTGAGCCGCAGCGATAAGCTTGCTGTAAGAGTCGTACAGACCCTCAATAACCTGCTTCGCTTGTTCGTTATGCATTCGCAAATGCAGGACTTCGCTTTCTCGCCGTTTGAGTGGTTCTCTCATTTCGCCTAATCTAATTTCGGTGTAGAGGTTCTCAACGAATGTACCCGGAACGACATTCCAGGAATCGGCCAGATACAGGTAATTGTCAGCCATGATGATTAGGGCCTCGTTCCTTGTGACAGCCCTGTACACCGCGTCTCGCCAGAAGTCGCTGGCGTTCTGATTTGGATTAGGTTCGACGTTAAGGAGGTAATACATATCCTCCCGAACCTCTTCGCCTTTGAGAAATGTGCGGAACTCTGCTCGGGCCAAAGTCTTAGCGATCAAGTTAGCACACGCTTGAAACGCCAGCTCCTTGTAGTACACCTCCGTGGCAAGTCTGCCAACCGTTGCGTTCAAGGCGAGCTTCCCTTCTTTATCAAATAAACCTGAAAACCAATCCCAAAAGCTCACACTGCCAACCCTCCCTTCTAGTAGGTATAAACCCCGAGCGATATAAACTCACCCGTTGAGTCTTGCAATTCGTGGTCTTTCGACAGTGCGTGTATCAAAGCAAAGAACCCATCAGTCTTTCGAGTTCTGGGCTCAATCTTGTGGTAGGTTATATTCCCTTTGCCATCCAGCACCTGGCAAGTGTTGTTGACATACCAGCGCATGGTTGGGTTATCCCCAAAGACAATCGTTTCTTCCGCGAACATCGTAGTAATCAAGGGCGCTACCTTCGCATGAGTGGGAGGGCCCGCCGGGACAATGGAGAGCGGCAAACCCGCCTTGTTAAATGCGTCTCTCACTATCTCTGCCCGGTATCTGTCCGCCACAATATCGATGATATGGTACTTCCGGGCCTGCTCGATGAACCAGTTGGCGATGTGCTCCGGCGTGATAATGTCGCCGTAAACGATAGTGATAAGACCCTTGTCAGCCATCTTCTCTACTGGAAACTTGATTTTCCTGCTCTCCATCTTGAGCGCCAGGTGGCACACAAAAGTGTGCTCTATCCAGTAACGCTTGCCCTTGTATTTAAAGAGCAAACCACAGGAAGCGAAGTCGTTAATCTGGGCATAGTCAAAAGCTCCGATGCACGGCTGCCCTTCAAGCTCCTCCCACAGGATAGGCTGATCGGTAGCCATGATCTTCTCCCAAGGAGCGACGACAGTGTAACTATCAACCGCCGGCAGGTTCATGCGCTTGGTCATAAACTCACTCGCCATGCTGGGTTGATGCTTGGAAAGTTCGTAATCCTGCTCCATTTGGAACTTCAATGTTGGGAAATAAGGTAGCGAAGGATTCGCTTTGACCCACATCTCCGGATTATCCCGTTCCTCCTCTTCGTCAATCTTGTAGATGAGTGGGAGGAAACGCAGGTTGGTTATCTCACCAGACAGCACCTTTTCGGAGAGGTCTAGAAGTTGGTCTAGCACACCACCACGGACATAGCCGTTTGTCGTGATATAAAAAATCCGGGAGTGTTCTCTCTTCCCAAAGCCGCTGCGGAACACATTGATTAAATCCCAGTCCTCATACTCGTGTACCTCGTCAAACACCAAACAGGCCGAGCGCTTGCCGTCCTTAGTCCGGGAATTCGAGGTGTTGTACTTGATGTAGGAGTTAGTGCGTGTGTTGACGATGGTCTCCTTCGTCTTGTAAAAGAACTTCTTAGACTTAGACCACGTCAACTCCAACGTCTCGTAAATATCCATGAACGAAGTTTTGGCTTGTTCCTGACTGTTAGCGATAATGTCGATGTTATATCCCTTGATGCCGTGGAAATGAGTGGTTAGATACCACGTCAGAGCAGAGATAAACTTGTTCTTGCCGTTTCCCCGACCCACAAGGATGAAGAATTCAGTAAAAACCGGAGTTCCATCCTCATAGTAGCAATGCACCAACGCTAAGATGAACAGCTCCCACGGCACAAGTTCGATCTCGAAGTACCGCTCAATCAACTCCACGGCCTTCTTGGTTTTTTCTTCGTCGTAGTAGACACCTGGTGTATCAAGCCTGGATCTGAGATAAGGCATCGCTTGGCGGAGTTCCTTAGACGCAGGAATCCGCCCACTTTCTATTTCCTCCATGTAGTCATCAATGTATAAGCGCTCACATTTCCCAGTCGTCATCTTCGACCTCAAAGTTTGCCGCCCTCAAACCCAGCTCACCCAAGACTTTCAGCATCTGAGCATTGACTTTGACCAGTTCACTAACGCTATCATTCTTCTTGTAGCCCCACTGATTGGCTCCGTTCTGATACTTCGTAGTCACTCCGCGCTCTTTGATGTCTTTAATCAGAGCGTTCTTTACGTCCCACAGGGCCATGTAGTCGTCGACGAGGTCAAGGTAATGCCGCCCATACACTCCTTGCCGCTCCAACTGGTCAATCAAATCCTGCCTAATTTGCTCTCGAATCTGCTCTTTTTTCGTCTTGGCCACACCACCTCACCCCCTAAAACTTAGCAAATTGCTCTAAACCACCCCGCCTCATGTGAAAAGCCGAAAAATCTGTTTTGGCAGTTCCCCCCGCCGGTCCCCCGAACGCCTTGCAAGTCGATTTTCCAGACCGGGGGGTAGCTGGGCTTACCACCTCTCTGGGAATCGCTCGGCCAGCTTGTTCCGCTTAGGCTCCATGATTCGATGGATGAAGCGCTCTGGATGCTCACGGTTATGACACGCAGCGCAAACACTCAAGAGATTATCATCATCAAGCGCCAGGTCCGGCCTGTTCTCCAAGTGGAGTATGTGGTGCACCGTTGTGGCCGGAGCAAATCCGCCTCCTTCTTTGCAGACCTGGCACTCGTAATTATCTCGTTCAAGAATCTCCAGGCGCTTCTTCTCCCATGCGCTGGACTTGTAGAACTTCCCTTCCTTGACCAGCCTGACTATTTCTTCCAAAGTCACACAGGCGCTCACCTCTCGCTTGTGTACCGCTGTTACTGCAGCAGGGCGCAGATGGTGTCAACCCGATACGGCCCAGCCACATACGCAACCTTCAAGGCACATCTCCCCTATCGTGTTAACTTCCAGGAGTAAACATCATGAAGTTAAGCTCATGAAGTTAACCTCATGAAGTTAAGCTCACACTCTCACCTCAATCTTACGCTCGCTGCCGCTGAGAAGAACAATCGGTCTAACCAGCGCCACGGGCCGCAGCCCCTTTACTGTCGGGTAACGTCCTCGCTTCTGATAGCTCCCAGTGTTCACGTAGTATCTGGTGCGCTCGTCCACCTTGTTGTTGCGGAGATCGGGTACATAGTAGCTGTCGGGAAAGACCATAGGTGTGTGGGTGTGGCTTATCATGTAAACGTCCGCCAAAACTATGTCTGCTAGGCGGTGCAAGTTCAGTGCCTTGCCGCCCATTAACCGACTATTAGTCCAGCCATGCGTGCAATAAATGGTGTAGACGAATGGCTTGCCATTGTTGGGCCTCCTGCCCACCGGCAGCTTGAAAAGCCCCTGGCCTTGTAGGTAAGGCACTCCTAACCACTCGGCTATATCAAGAATCGGCGTAGCATCCTCTTCTGTGCGCAACTCGTCGTGGTTTCCGCCGATAATGCCCAGGATCTTATCCTTGATGGGCATAAGATAGTCCCGCATGATCCGCTTCTGCTGCCCTGGTGGATATTTCTGTCTGTAAACATCACCCTTGCTCTTTTTAGTGTCATACTGCAACAAGTCGCCATTTAGGATCACCCTGGCATCCGGATCATCCCTTATGGCGGCTATATCACTCAAAAACAAATCCTCATCGCAGTCAGGACTCCCTAGATGTACGTCACTAATGCCCCACAAGTGGCACTCGGGTGCATCCACATGCTCACACACAACTAACTCGATGGTGTCACCCCCCTCAAGCCAGACGCAAAACGAGTCAAAATGGGCAAATAAGGAAGGAGTAGCACCATGCCACTCCCTCAGATTAACTCTATTCGTTTATAATCCAATCTCTTGACGTTCAAGTTCCGTCAAAACATTGACTACTTTTTCTAATATTTCAGGCTTTACTTTTTTCTTGTTTTCTATGTTGCTTAATGTCGATATACTAAGCCCAGTCAGCTCAGCTAAATCTTTCAGAGTTAGTCCTAGTCTTTCTCTAGTTTTACGGATGTTCATCTGAACGGTGCCTCCTCAGTTAAACGCTTCTCCGCCGCATTGATCCTTCGCCTAGCAATCTCTACATACTGCTCGTCCAATTCTATACCGATGTAATTAAACCCTAAGTTTACTGCGGCGACACCTGTTGTACCGGAGCCAAAGAACGGGTCAAGGACAACCCCATTCGGAGGGGTTATGAGTGTAATCAGGTATTCCATCAGTTTAACAGGTTTGACTGTTGGGTGCGTGTTTTGTCTAGGTGTCTTTCCACGCAAGAATGGGTTGTCGATGGGTTTGTTTCTTCCGTCATCAACGGTCGTCGGTTCCACGTCCTCTAACCCCATATTTCGTTCCTTTTTGGACGCTTTAGCACAGTAGAAGAATCTGCTTGCACCCTCTTGTTGCTCATCCAACATTCGCCCAGCTTCTTCGTCTAATATAAGATTAGCTGGGAATCTGCCAGCTTCGTTGGGCGTGTACGTTCCGTCATATTCATCACTGTTCCAGCCCGTTAAACGTTCGTTCCCTATTTTATGAACCCCAGCCCCTCGAACAGTGGCTTTCAACTCATTCTCACTAGCTGGTATCCTACACCCATCAATATTTAGCCCACCTGTACCCCACTTCATCACGTTTTCCGCAATAGTCTTTTCGCTCAAAGGTTTTCTAGCAAGCACAATCGGCTCATTGGCGGGTTTCAAGGCAGTACCCCAGCCAGCCCATTGTTTGGCTTCTGGTGCTTGTGGATTCGGTGCAGTCTTTTTCCTAAACGTAGTTGCTATTCCCGTTGCACTGGCTCCCGTGGTGCGACTAGAAGGAAGCAATTTCCCCTCAACATAAGTCCCCAACTTCTTATCAATCGCCTTGCTAATATCGTGGGACTTAGGGAATCCCGTCAAGTACACCCATTGAATACAGTCCCTTATTTCAAACCCTGCGTCCTCTATAGCGCATGTCATTCTATGGTATG